TGCCTGCCGCCCCAATCAAAATCGCTTCTAGCCGCTTGATTCGAGTGAACACCTCTCGGAACTGAATGTTCGACTCGGTTTCCAACTTGATCATGCGAGGTTCAAGCTCGTCAATGCGGCGGTGTGCGTCTTCGACGGTGCGGCTCATCACTTGTTCATCCTGTTGATGATGTCGAATAAAGTCTTCACCTTATCCTCCAATATTTTCACTCGCACTGTTATCTCGGCTCTAAACGCCACCCCAACTGCTGCAACTGCTATAAGGCCCGACAGGACAGGCCAAAAGTCCATGAAGTCGTTCATTGCTTGAGGTTGCTCCGGGCAACGCCTTTAGATTTCTCCCAAGAACGCATTCCGCCAAGACCTAGCAACGAAAGTGTTAGCGTCATCAACTCGCCGCTCTGCAATTGATCAAAATCTGGCAGGATAATTTGAGGTGCCCAGACAGCGGTGCCCCACTCTGCTAGCGGCAGAAGAAAGAAGTTGGTCATCAAGCCCAAAGCGCATATCCACATAATTGCGGGCCGTGCCCCAGCAACGAACAAAGAAGAATGTTTGGCGCTTTCAACGTTTGCTTGAGCCTGAGCCATTGCGGCTTCATGCGCCTGCTTAGTGGCCAGCGTGGCTATCTCGTGGGCAAGGGCGTTTTTCTGGTCCTTGTCCTCAATAAATTTATCCAGCAAACCCGTTACTGGTCCAACAAGACTTCCTGCTATTTGTGCCAACATAGTAAGGTCCTAGTGGTAAAACGCGTTAGGTCAAAAAACCCCTTGAAAACGTTGTGGTCGCGCTATAGGGCTAAATCCTTTGACCACACCGCCTCGTTTCATGCGCTTAGCAGGCGTTTCTCCAGCCTTAGACAAAGCAATAGCCACCGCTTGGTTCTGTTTGTAACCTTCGTCACGCAGCTTACTGATGTTGCTGCTAATCGTTTTGCGGCTCTTGCCTTTCTTTAATGGCATATCAACACCCGATGTAATCGCCGCCTTTTTTAGCTGCACCCATCCCACGTGCCGTGAGCTTAGGTCCGTGGCCCGCGTCATACTTTACGCGCTTCGCGGACATCGGCGCTGGAGCCGTCTTCCCATAAGGGATACGACCTTGCTTATCAATCTGTGCATATTTCACAGGTTTTGGCGCATCTTTAGGCGCAGAACCCATGTGCTTTACTTTACCTTTCATCCTAACCCCTTTGGTTCTTGAGTAGCTCACGCTGCATAGCAGCTTGAATACGTGCTTGTGTTTGACGTTCTTGCGAAGCCAACCGTTGGTCAAATTGCGAGCTGCGCATCTGTTGGTTTTGTGCGTCCAACTGTACCTTGGCTTGGTCAATCTGTTGATCCGCTTGATCGGCTTGTGCCTTAAGCTGAAGTTCTTGCTCTTTAAGCTGTACCAACGGATCCGGCGCACCAGCTCCCGACAACTGTCCAGACAGTTCTTTAACTTGCTGCAAGCCTTCTGCTACAAACTGCGCGGTCAATTTCTCTGTTTCGAGCATTTCCTCGTCAGTAGCCGCCTTTCCACCGCGCTGTTGCATCTGTTGCAGGTAAGCAACCGCGGCTTGCTCTTTAGCCGCAATCTGAACGTGCTCCATAATGTGTTTTTGCAAAGACATGGCCATAGAAGGCAAGTTAGCGACCATAGGGGTCGAACCAAATACCAAGTGCGCCATGATGTGTGCTTGGTGGTTTTGACCTTCAAAAGCATGTAGCGGCAACATATCTAACGCGTTTATGTTTTCCTGGGCGGGGTCAAGAGGCGTCGGCTCTTCATCTGGAACAGCCTTCATGATCCGATCTACGTCGGTCACGCCCAACGCTTCGTACATGTCCCTAAACACTTCACTAAGGTTGTGAAGTTCAGGAGCTTGCGTGGCCAGTTGCAGCTTGGTTTGTGCCAGCACAATGCGTTGCGCTTGGCTGAACACATTTGGATTACTTACAGGAACGACATCGACACGATCGTCAAAATCGCTCTGCATAATCTTTTTGTCACCGCCCGGAACCATGTAAGGGTACTCTTGCGGCAAACTTTCAGACATTACTCGAGCCAGAATCTTAAATTCCTGGCGCATTGCGTAATGCAAACGCTTGTGTACAGCACTCATTACACGAGTGCCTTGTTCCATCATTGCGATGGTTGTTCCAACCGCAGCTTGCTGATTACCGTCACCAACCTTAAGGTCCGTGATCGTCGCAAAACGCTGACCGGCCTGTACTACAAAGCCCAATAAGTTAAATAACGTTTGATCGGGACCCTTAAACGGCAGAGGCATGAGACTGTCGCGAATCGCCCCACCCGGAGCGTCCACGTCTCGGAACTCTCCTGGCTGCAACGGATCGTCATCGTCCCTGATCCGTAGGCCGCGGGCCTTGAAACCCGCAGGGAGATTGGACAACGTACCAGCGTCGATCAACTGTCGCAGTGCCGCCGTGGCAGTCCTAGACAGACCACCAATCGTATGTATCAAACCTAAACCATAAAAACCAAAGCCTGGTAAGAATTTGAAATGCGTGAAGTATTGTATCTTCTTGCGTAGCTCGTCATCTTCGAGATAATTACGACGAATCGATAGTATCTGCCCGTTGTCCTCGGAAATTGTGACGATGTACGGAATCTTGATACCTGTAGGTTCACCGTCAGCGTCCATGTCTTCGTAACCCTCAAGGTCTAAATCGACATGGCATTCCAAGATTGTGCAGTCATAATCAATCTGATTAGGCTCCAGACCCTCAATGCGGTCTATCTCACCCGATAAATCAGACATCTCCTTCTGTGCAGGGATAACCTCTACGTCTAGATAAGTCCCAGCAATTTGCCGTTTACGCAAATCGTTAAGCGACATGCGCACGACCTGCGTAATGTTAGGGCATGTTTCGAGGTCCGCGGTCTCATAAGGAACTACCAAGTTCTCCGCTGGAACAAACTTGGATACCGCACGACCTAACGTTTCATCATAGTACGTCTTTTTAAACGTAGAACCCGCAAGTGGAAGATAGAACAGCATCTGATCCATATCAGGTGTGTATTCTTCCATTACGTTGGTGATGTAGTAGTTCATGAACTGACGAACACGAGACGCTTGCTGCGTCTTGGAGATCGTGTCCTTACCCATTACTACGGTGCGCACGGGACCCGAAGCAGGTAATAGTTCATTAAAGGCTTGTGCCTGGAATTGAGTAGCGGCCTCTGCAAGCAGCGGATGCGTTACGCCGGAGGCTCCACGGAAAGGTTGAGTTCGCTCGTCGTAGGTGAACCCCAAAAGTTCCAAACCGTTAGTGTAAGCGTCTTCCCAATCTTGTCGGCTAGCCTTGTTCGCATCAAACTCACCTAGTAAATCGCTCGAAATACGCGACAATTCCCTATCAGGGATTTCTTCGGCTAGGTTTGCGTAAAAATCAGTGCTGGCTCCACGCTGGTCCTGCGGGTCAAAATCAATAATGACGCCGCCGTCCTCTTCGGGCTTAATCTCAATGGAACCTACGTCGGCGGCTTCAATCTCTGCTACCACCACATTAGAGCTGTCCGGCAACTCAAGCTCAACCTCAGCCGCCAAATCCTCAAGGTCAAGTTGCGATGGAACGTCCATCAAACCCGCGTTGGGTTTACCGTTGGCCATGGCCTCTCCTAATGATCGGTCTGAAAGCGGTTATCGTGCATACGCGGGAAGTAAAGGTCCATGCCTGTGTCCCCGCTTTTGAATCTTCGCTCACTTACAGGCCGTTTCAAAATCTCTTCTAGCTGTTGGAAAATTTGAGCGTCCACCCGTTGTGCCAACTGTGCTGGCGTGGCATCTATCCCAGCGAGCTTAAACAAGCTAACTCCTACGGCGTTATTGCGCTTGTCCATCGCACGATGTTCGCTGTTGGTGTTAGTCACCATCGCACGACCGTAGTCTTCGTAAAGCTCGCCCACCGCAATCGCGGTCTCCGGGCCGTAGTCCGAGGCTATCAAAGCCGCGCCCAAAGCGTGTTTACGTGCGTCAGCTAACTCCTGGGGCGTGGGCAAGTCTTCACGAGGCTTGCTGTGGCGATGTTTACCCTCAACCGGATCCTCTACTAACGGATAACCGAATCGCGTGGAAAGCTGCTCGAAAAAAGTAGGAACGAGCGGGTAGTATG